CTCCTGAAGAAGTTCATCTTCTTCGCCTACGACCCCGACGAGAAGAACGTGGTGATCGGGCCGGTGCGGCTCAGCAGGAAGCCGGGCCAAGCCCCGGAGGCCCTGGAGCACGGCGGCCAGACCACCATCAGCCGGCGCCGCTGGCGACGCGGCCGCCGCGTGACGGTAACCCAGAAGACACGGATCGCCGCCCGCCCGTTCATGGGTCCGGCCTTCGAACGAGAGAAACCCAAGCTGCCGGCGATGTGGGCCGACAGCATCAATTAACGGCAACACCACACAGGAGATAGCCCAATGGCAATCGCACTGGGACTCAACGCCAAGGCGTACTACGGCGCGGCAGGTTCGTCGGCATCGACCGAGCTGACGAACATCAGAAACGTCACGCTCAACCTGGAGAAGAACGAAGCGGACGTGACCACCCGCGGCGGTAGCGGCTGGCGGCAATACGTCGGCACGCTCAAGGAGGGCTCGGTCGAGTTCGAGATGGTCTGGGACACGGCCGACGCCGGATTTGCGGCCATCCAGAACGCCTATTTCAACGACACGGCGATCGCCCTGAAGTTTCTGGACAGCGCCTCCGGGTCCGGCCTGGACGCCGACTTCTCGATCACCAACCTCACCCGCAACGAGCCGCTCGAGGAGGCGATTACCGCCAGCGTCACGGCCCGCGTGACGTATTCGACGCGGGCCCCGTCGTGGGTCTAGCGGCGAGCTGACGGGCGGCGATGCCCGCACGCGATTTCCAACTCCATCAACCGAGAGAACAATCAGGAGCCAAACCATGGCAACGAGACTCGAGGGACAAACCCACGTGGCCGGGGCACTCACGGCCGAATCCATCACCCTGCCCGCCGGCACGGTGACCAACGCTGGGGTCGCGGCGGCCGCCGCCATCGGCGCCAGCAAGCTCGAGCACCAGCACCAGATCACCCTGGCGCAGGACAACGGCTCGGCCGCCACGGCCCAGACCCGAGTGGTGCACGTCGTCTATGGGGCGACCGGCACCCTGCAATCCATCCAGGCCGGCTGCGAGACCGCCTGCATCGGCGATTCGACGATCGACGTCGACGTCCACGTCAACGGCTCGTCGGTGCTCACCGCCACCATCGAGCTGAGCAGCAGCGAATCGGCCTACGAGCTGGTCGCCGGGACCTTCTCCGACGACGATCTCACCGCCGACGACGTCATTGAGATCGTGATCACCGTCACGGCCGGCACGGGCACGCTCGGCGAAGGCGTGTTCGCCAACCTCGTGCTGACCGAGGACGCGGCGTAGTCACCTTTCAAGGTTCGGGGCGGGGGTGGGGCGGCATGGACGCCGCCCTTGCCCCTCCCGCCGAGCATCCGCCCACACCACGCGAACAGCGAGGCCCCGATGCGAACTTTCAGCGATGCCGACGGCCGCGAGTGGCGGCTATCAATCGACGTGTCCGCGATCAAACGCTGCCGCAACCTGATCAACGAGGACTTGCTCGACGTCCAGCAAATCCTCGCGCGGCTGATGGTCGACCCGATCCTGCTCTGCGACGTGCTCTATGTCGTCTGCCAGCCACAGGCCGACGATCTCGGCGTGAGCGATGAGGAGTTCGGGCGGTCGATGCGTGGCCGGTCCATCGCCGATGCCAAGACGGCCCTACTAGGAGACCTGGTGGATTTTTTCCCCGAGGAGGCGGACCGGGAGAATCTGCGGGCCGCCGTGGCGAAGCTGAACGAGACGACCGGCCGGGCGAGAGACCTGATTCGCCAACGACTGGAGAGCCCGAAGCTGAGCGAGGAGATCGAGGCCGCGCTGAGCGCTGTTGGCAACTCATTTGGCAACTCGCCGGAGAGCTCGGCGTCGACCCCGGCGGCCTGACCCTCCGTGAGCTGCTCTGGATGGCCGACGGCCGCCGGCGTGAGGCATGGAATCGCACGGCCCACGTGCTGGCCATGATCCACAACGTCCACTGCACCAAGGCGGAGAGCATGAAAGAGCCCATCGACCTCAACCCGTTGGAAAGCCGCCAGCGGGCCGTGCCGGTCCAGATGGCGACACCGGAGCAGTTCAGGGCGTTTGCCCGCGCCGTTGGTGCGGACGTTGACGAGGACACCCAGGACGCGACGTAGGAGCGAACCATGGCAGCCAGTGGGATCCGAGCCGGCCGGGCGTTCGTCGAGCTGTTCACCGACGACAGCAAGCTCACCAAGGGCCTCCGCAGCGCCTCCGCCAGGTTGCGGAAGTGGGGTGCGAGTGCCACGCGGATCGGAGCGGGGCTGACGGCCGCGGGGGCGGCGATCGCCGGACCCATCGCCGCTGCCACGAAGAGTTTCGCCTCCGCCGGCGATGCACTCGACAAGATGGCGAAGCGGACCGGCATGGCAGTCGAGAGCCTGTCCGCTCTGTCGCACGCGGCGGAACTTGGTGGCACCGACGTCGCCGCACTAGAGAACGGCTTGCGGCGGATGCAGCGTTCGGCCAAAGAGGCGGCGGACGGCACGGCCAGCTACAGGGAGGCGTTCGATCAGCTTGGCGTGTCCGTCACGGACGCATCCGGCAACCTGCGATCCAGCGAGGCGATCTTCATGGACCTCGCCGATGCCTTGGCTGGCATCGAAAACGAGACGCAGCGAGCCGCACTCGCGCAAGAGGTCTTCGGGCGGTCCGGGACTGCACTACTGCCGATGCTGGCCGACGGCCGGGAGGGACTGCAGGCGGCCGCCGACGAAGCGAAGCGGCTCGGCCTGATCATGTCCACCGAAGACGCCGCCGGGGCGGCGAAGTTGACCGATGCCATGGCCCGGGCCAACGCATCACTAAAGCGTGTTTGGGAGACCATCGGCTCGGCCCTCGCGCCGGTGATCACCGACCTGGCAAACTCGATCGCCGACAACGCCAAGGGCGTGATGCAGTGGGTCCGGGAGAACAAGGCACTCATTGCCACCATCGCCAAGCTGGGCGCGGGGGTCGCCGGCATGGGTGCCTCCCTGGTAGCCATCGGGGCGTCGCTCAATCTCGCCGCCAGCGGCATCGCGGGCCTGACGACGGCGGCCAAGGGCCTCTCGGTCGCCCTGGCGTTTCTCGCCGCCAACCCCTTGGTGGCCGTCGGTGCGGCAGTCGGCGCGGCCACCATCGGGCTGATTGCCTTGGCCGACGCCCACAACGCCGCCGCCTTGGCCGCCAACAGCCACGCCGACGCCCTGGAGAACGTCGTTCGAGGCCAGAAGGGCCTCAATGCGGAGATCGAGGCCGGCGTGAGCACGGCGGCTGAATTGTTGCCCGGTGCTGAATCCAATCTAGCAGCGACCAAGGCCAAACAAAAGAAGGTCTCCGCGAGGGTCAAGTACCTCCGCGACAACGAGTTTAGTCTGGGTGGGGCCGGGCTCCGAGAACTGGAGCAGAAGGAGAAGGAGTTGAAGGTCCTTAGTGAGGCCCGCCAGGCCCAAGAGGCCCAGGTCGCCAGCCTCCGCGCCCAAGCCGCCGAAGAGGCCAAGGCCAAGACCAAGGCCGAGACGGCAAGCCAACCCTCCTGGCGGGAACGTGCCGAGGCGTTTCTCCGCGACATTGCCCCCTGGCAATCCGACCCGTTTGGCGGCGCGGACGAGGCTGGGCAGGCACGTCGCACCGCGGGGACGCGAGCCGAACAGGCGGCCGAAGAGGCCAACCGCGGATTCCGTGAAGCGATTGAGGAGTTCACTCGCGGTCTGAATCGCTGGGAGGATGACCCCTTCGGTGGCGCGGACAAACCGCAACTACCCGACCTGAAGGACGTGGAGCGGCAACTGAGCACGCAGGGCAGCTTCAGCGCCTTCGCCGCCCGTGGTCTGTCCGTCGGCGGCGGTGGCGTCGAGCAGCGGCAATTGAAGAAGCTGGAGGGTATCCACGAGGGCATCGAGGTGATCAAGCGGAAGGCCCAGCACGGCGGCATCGTCTTCGCGTAGGAGGTCGGCATGGCGGTAACAGTGACGGAACGATTCGGCTCACGCGACTCGACCGAGGGCGACAGCCCGTCGGTGGAGCTGCTGTTCAACGTCTGGGGCACGTCGAACGACATCGTCGCGAAAAGCAACTTGCTGGCCGCGTCGCCGCTACTCTACGATGGCCTGGTCCGGCAGTCGGCGTCGGTCGAGCAGGTCGGCCCGGAGCTATGGGAGGGCTCGATCCAGTACGGCCGGCGGAAGAAGGAGGAGGAGACCGGCGACTCGAACTACCAGTTCGAGACCGGCGGCGGTACCCAGCACATCACACAATCCATCCAGACCCGGGGCCGCTACGCGCCCGCCGGCGAGAACGCCCCCGACTTCAAGGGCGCCATCGGCGCGACCAAGGACGGCGTGGAGGGTGTGGACGTTACCACGCCGCAATACAATTTCTCCGAGACGCACTACCTGCCGGTGAGTATCGTGACGCCGGCCTACAAGGCCACGCTCTTCTCGCTGACCGGCCGCAAGAACGCATCACCATTCCGGGGATTCGCCGCCGGCGAGGTGCTATTTCTCGGTGCCCGTGGCTCGCAGCGGGGCGAAGAGGATTGGGAGGTCAATTTCAATTTCTCCGCCAGCCCCAACGTGACGGACTTGGCGATCAATGACATCACCGTGGCGGAAAAGCGGGGGTGGGATTACCTCTGGGTCCTCTACGAGACGGCTGAAGACGGCGACGCCAAAAAGTTGGTCAAGCGGCCCATCGCGGCCTACGTCGAAGAGGTCCACTACGATGGCGAGTTTTCGCTGCTGAAAATCGGATAGGAGCACGCACGGATGGCAGGCGACCCCTACAAACACGCCCAGAAGGGCGACCCGCTGGAGATTCCGGCGCAGACATTCAACACGCTGATGGACGTGGCCCGCCAGCATCGCGGCAGGGTGGACCGGCAGGGGGGCGAGCGGGTGCTTCCGGCCGTTTCACCCAATGCAATCACCGTGACCGCCAAGAACACCGGCTCGGCCGTCGAACGATTCGAGATCGTTGACCTTGGCGATTGGCGATGGGGTCCGGCGGACAATCTGGAAGCGGCGGCGTCGGCCGTGATTGAGGTGGGCACGCCGGCGACCTATCGCAATTGGGGCGTGGCGTTGGAGCCGATCGCGTCCAGCGGCTATGGCCTGGTCGCCGTCG